AGCAGGCAATCGGCGAGCTGTCGCACAAAGCAAAAGTCTACCGCTATCTGGCAGAACAGGAATTAAACGAGGCCCAGCACCATCTTGATTTAGCCCGTGACGCGGTGACGGTGTAGCAGGCCCGGCTAGGTTGGGCGTGGCAGGCATGGCAGGGCGAGGCGCGGCTTGGCACGGCGAGGCACGGCAAGGCAGGGCAGGCGCGGCGAGGTAGGTTAGAGAGGGGCTTTATGCCTCTCTCTATTCGTACTTATCAACAGAGGAAAAGATTTAAGGAGGGGATATGCACATAGATTATTGGGATGCAGAAGGGGCAGACGTTCTTACTCATACTGACACAGATGAAGCTATTGAGGCTTGTTTAGGGAATATGGATGTAGGGGATTGGCCTGAGACAGTGGTGGTAGAGGGATTTGTGATTGTTGAACCCCTCCCCACTTCCCGCATACACGAGAAGATAATCAACGTTGTTCTCGACGACTTAGACGAACACTATGGCTCCGCTGAAGGTTCTGCGCCAGAGGTTACGTCGAAGATGCGTGAGGCGGCAAATCTCTTCATTCAGACAGTTGTTTCTGAGTATGATGGTCAGCCAGTCGAGCGGGTAAAAACAGTTACCGTCAATTCTATTGATTGGATAAAAGAAAACTGTCCAGAGTGGTTGACAGGCACCCAAGGAAATGGTATCTTATAACCAAGGAGCAAAAGATGATTATCCAGTATGTCCGAGATGAAAATTACAATCCCATTGGCGTGGTTGTTGCGACTGACAAGAATGAGGTAGGTGTCAGCCAGTGTAACCCTCACGATAAGTTCCGCAAGGCGCTTGGAGTAGAGATTGCTGCCGGACGAGCGAAGAAAGGTGTGCCGTGGAAAACCGGTGTTATCCACGAAGACGTGGGTCTCTTTAGTCCTATTGTCCAGAAAGTAGTGGCGCGGAGTCGAAAGTATTTTCAGTAGAGGAGTTTGAAATGCGTGAGATATGGGTTTACGATGCAGAAAACCGAGAGTACTATACGCTGGATCAAGACAACCCTTCCTTCAAGGATTCCTTGAAAGAAGCAGGAATAGAGATCGGCGAGAATGTCCTAATAGGAGAGGGAGTGTATCTCGGGCAGTACGTGACTATCGCTGATAATGTCACTATTGGGGATGGGGTAGAAATTGAAGATTTCTGTAATGTGGGGGAACATACTGTGATTGATCCCTTTGCTATTCTCGGCTCCCGGATTCTTATTGAAGAGAACGTCTTTGTTGGAAGTCACTGTATGTTTGGAGACAGTGTTACGCTAAAGCGAGGTTCACGTATTGCTCGGGAGGTGGATCTTGAATATGGTGTATATGTCGGGGGACAGAGTTCAATCGGCGAGTGCTCTTGTATACAGCGAAATACGCACATTGATGATCACGTCGTAATTCAAGAGTTTGTTCATTTGGGGGATGATTCTGTAATTGAAAAAGGCGCGTTTGTGTCTCGTAATACAACCCTGCCCAAGGGGGCGGTTGTTCCTTCCCCCTACACAAAAACAAACGAGGAGGAAGTATCGTGAAGAAGAGTTCTCTTTCGAGCAGACCGTTTTTAGACATGAAAGAGGACGACCGAGTGGAATATCGACGCCGGTTTGAGGAATGGTGTTTAGTGCAAGAGCATGTTGGTTCACAAGAGAAGCAGCAGGATTTAGAGAAAAGGTACTTAGAAGAACTAAGTATTCAAGAGGCACATTTTCAGGAGGATATATGAAAGCGACTATTTTTACAAAGATTCGTAGTTTTATGCAAAAGCCGGGACATTACGCTGATATCGAAGGGGGCGCTCCCTTTGTACTTTGGGGGCTTGATTTTCATGGCAGGCGGACGGAGATCCGTTTTAGGGAGCAAGAAATTACAGACAGTTTCTATGAGCTAAAAGATGGGGATCAGCTTTTTGTTACTGGTGAATGGGCTGAGGATCATTTTGCCGGATATCAGCTTTACCGTAAGATATCGACGCAGCCATGATGTGGATTGCCGGAGGAGGAGTACTGCTCCTGTATATAGTCTTGTCTGTTGAGAGTGCCTATAGAACGCATGTACTGAAACAAAATTGGAACCAGATAGTGATAACTGTTTTGTTCTCTGCTAAACTCACGGAAGAACAGTATCAGAAAATCATGGAGAAAGGGTTTCATCTTTTGAAGTTCCCAAGCCCGTGGAATCCATTAAGATGGAAGTCCTTTACTTGTACGGATACCAGATTGTTTGACCTGATACTCAGAAAGGCGGAGATGCGGTGAGGGAAAAACACAAAGACTAAAGAGTTCCTTGAAGGAGGGCGTTGTATGAGTGGTAACTTGAGAGCACATTGGCGACGAGAGTGGAAAGTGTATCAGAAAGAACGGTCGTATGAGAAGGATATTTCTTTTCGAGACTTTGTGAAGAAGATCTTCGGTATTGAGATCCGACAAGACCCCTCCAAAGATAGTGAGAGGGTTTCCTTACAGTAGGAGCCTTCTCCACACATAATGATAGCAATTACTATCATTTCACACTCGCAATAAAAGACCGCTTCGGCGGTCTTTTTCTTCGTTAAGTTATTAAGATATATTATATGCTATACTCCTTCTTCTGAAGGAGACATCATTATGGCTGTGAGTATTGATAAGATTTTAGGCAAGAAGGAAGATCCGGAAGAGGCCCTTACTCGCTTACAGAAAGAGTTTTCCCTCTCTGATAAACAAAGGGACTTTGTGTATCACTATGTACGTACAGACGGGAACCGCCGTGTTGCTGGTATGGATGCTGGGTATGTTGCCGACAAGAGAGCTTTGATTGAGGACGAATACAATCAAAGTGTTGCCGCAAAAAAGGCGAGAAACGTGATGGGTGTAACGACCACTACGTTGATGAAGAACCCAAAGATCAAGAATGCCATCGCTCAGTTTGAAAGTATCTACAAGAACAGAAAGAAGTCTGAGGTTCAGGACGATGTGTATAAGAACACGCACCTCATGGCAACCTATGATATTCGTGACTTTGCTGATGCTCTTGTAGGGGACTCTGCTATTGAAATTGCAGAGAAGATTAGAAATCTTCCAGAAGATGTGTCAAAAGCGATCACCGGAATAGAGTTCAAGTATCTCGGAAAAGATGCGGATCGTTTTGTTGCGAATTTCAAGTTCGCTGACCGCCACAAGAGCATGGAGTTCCTTGCGAAGTTGACAGGCATGTTGGTAGACAGGAAAGAAATCAACAATGTTGGTAATTCTCTTCCCACCATCAATATCGCTGTCATGGGGGGTCCCGGAAGTGAAGTAAAGACAACCCGGATGGCTAAGAAGGTAGAGGCCGAAGACGAATGAGTGATACTTCATCCCCTACTGACTTTATGAATCTACAACTGTTTCCCAAGCAGTATGCCGCCTTAACCACTGAGGCAAACGAGATACTGTATGGAGGTGCCGCAGGAAGTGGAAAAGCGTTAGCACTCTTTACTCCCCTACTTACAGCCAACAGAGGTTGGCAGACAATGGAAAGTGTAGAGGTGGGAGATCTTGTTTTTGATGAAACAGGATGGCCTACTCAAGTAGTCGCTAAGTCTGAAGTGATACAAGAACGTACTTTCAGACTGTGGTTCGATGGGCATATTACGATTGTTGCCGGAGAGAATCATGATTGGGGGACTCAAACAGTAGCGGAGAGAGCGGCGAACGATATGCACGCTCCGGCTCGACCTGTCCCGTACAGGCTCCGGAATACCTTAGAAATCTTTGAAACTCAGATCACAGAAGATGGAAACCCCAATCACACTATTCATAAAGCAAAACCTCTTCGGCGAGAAGAGACGGAATCCTCCGTGGATTCAAAAGAGGATGATTCTGCGTATTGGCAGATCACTGCGGTAGAGGAAATCCCCTCAGTACCACTGCAATGTATTCAGGTAGATTCTGAGTCCCACATGTATTTGGCGGGGGAACACCTCATTCCAACTCATAACTCTTTCCTGCTCCGGTACGTCGCCATCATGTATGCTCTTGCTATTCCTCAGCTCTCTATTTTCATATTCCGAAGAAAATACTCTGAGTTGATGCAGAACCACATGTGGGGACCGAATGGGTTTGTAGCTTTGCTTGATCCGTGGGTTCAGTCTGGACGTATCTCTATAAATATGAGTGATCGTCGGATTGACTTTAAGCACGAGGGGGGAGGTGTTTCACAGATATTCCTACGACACATTCAACACGAGTCGGATGTTTATTTGTATCAGGGGGCTGAGATCCACGTTCTTCTTCTTGATGAGGCAACTCATATCAGTGGTTCTATGTATAAGTTTCTCAGAACACGTGTTCGTAGTGGCGGTCTACGTATTGACCACAACGAAGTGAAGAAACGAGTACCATTTTACCGCGAAGGAAAGATCCCCTTCATCCTCTCCGCTACGAACCCCGGAGGCGTGGGAGCTTCTTTCTTCAAGAAATCTTTTGTTGATCCGGCACCGCCCAATATGATATGGGATGCTCCCGCTAAAGAGGGAGGTATGTCTAGAGTTTTTATTCCTGCCTTTTTGTCAGATAATCCTGTTATCATAGAAGAAGATCCCTTCTATGCAGACCGCCTTTTAGGGATTGGGGGCAGTTGGGCAAAACGTCTCTTAGAGGGTTCGTGGGATATTATTGACGGAGGAGCTGTGTCCGATGTGTGGGATCATGAGGTTCACGTTCTTCCCCAACTGGTCATTCCTCTCAATGCCAGTATATTCAGAGCTTTAGACTGGGGAACATTTCACCCTTCAGTGGTTCTGTATGCTTTGAAGGCTACAGGAGAACTGTTACATACTGTCACCGGAGAGGAGCTGTTGATTCCGAAAGGCTCTATCATCATTGTACATGAGATTTACAATTGGGACGGTGAGGATGAGAACGCAGGAAACAGGAAACCCGCAACTGAGGTAGGAAGGCAGATAGCGGAGTTCGAGTCTCAAGTGCCTTGGCGGGGCAGAATTAAAGCGGGTCCGGCAGATCGTCAGATATTCCAGCAACGCGGAGGAACGCACGACACTATTGATAACTTGATACGAGCAGGATATAACGGTTACATGGAAGAAGTGTCAAAACAAGACAGATCCTTCCACTGGCAGTACAATAAACGTACTCTGTTTGAGATGGCCGACCAAAGCACAGGTAGCCGGGTTACAGGATTATCACTGGTAAGAGATTTTTTGCAAGCTGCTGTAAACTACTATGCTTACGGGGACGACAAAAGGGGTTTGTTCTTTACTGAGAACGTCCGGCACTGCATAGCTACTATTCCAGAGCTTCCTCGTTCTGAGACCAATCCAGAGGATGTTGAGACAAACCACGTTCCAGACCATGCCTACGATGTGGTGCGTTATATTTGCATGACCCAAGCGGGAGAGTTTATTCCGCTGACTATCCAAGGCTTGTAGGAGAATAAATATGGCTTTTGAATTTTTAGCTGACGTTGTAGAGGGTGAAAGGATTTCTTTCAATCCCAAAGTTTTGCACCCAGACTATATTGAGATGCGAGACGAATGGCAGAAATGTCGGGATTGCTATGCAGGAGAAAAGAAAGTAAAAGCACGAGGACAGGATTACCTCCCCATGCTCAATAGCCAGTCTCCTTCCGAGTATGAGAAATACAAGATGCGAGCACAGTTTTATGGGGCTACGAACCGAACTGTTGAGGCGTATCTTGGGATGATTTTCCGGAAACCTGTGTCATTCAAAGCCTATTACAATAATGAAGAGTCTCTTGAACTGGATGCTTTTATACAGAAGTATCTAAACAGTATGACTGTTGATGCGAAGGGGATAAACGAACTCGCTCACCAGATCACAGAAGAGATCATTGTTACGAATCGTTTGGGTATTCTTGTAGATATGCCTCGGATTGAGGATGAAATGTCGGTGTTTGAGTATGAGCAACGAAAGATCCACCCTGTTTTGTCGCTCTATCCCGCTGAGAGCATTCTGAACTGGTTTACCGTGAAAGAGAACGGAGAAGACCTCCCTATTCTTTATGTTCTATATGAACCCTATCAGGCGTTCAAAGATGGAACACTGGAAACCCAGATTACTGCTGGATATCGTATCCTTTATTTGGAGAATTGGCAAGACCCTCAAAACCGGAGATACAAGAACATACGAATTAAAGCTGAAAGTTTGTTCGCTGGAAATTCTGGTCCTTTGGTTGCAGAATCGATCACCTATCCTATGAATGATGGAGAGTATTTCCGACATATCCCCTTTTATGTTCTGTCCGACCAAGGCATGGATTACACAAGAATCAGGATTCCAATGATCTCAGACCTTGCAAATGTGAATCTGGGTCATTATCGGAATAGTGCAGACCTTGAAAATGAATTGCATTTTGTGTCACTAAAGACAATCGCATATCCGGGATGGGACCCCCAAGAATACGGACAACCTCGTGTTGGTGGTGCAATCGCTACTCCAAAAGATTCTACGCCAGTCCTATTGGAGCCGTCTTCGGACTCGTCCATTCGAGAAGAGATGATCTTGAAAGAAGCTCGATTGGCAGTTTTGGGAGCTGAGAGAATTTCTCAGAAACAGCGGTATCTTCCTTCTGCGTCTGTTGCAGAGATTACGGCTTCTGCTGAAGCGTCTGTTATTCAAAACTTCTTAGCCTCTCTGAATGTGGCGATGAACCATGTCATTCAGGACGCTATCTCTTGGGCTCGTCCGTTCTGGCCTGAATATAGTCAGGAAGATCTGGAAGTCATCATCAATATCAATACTGATCTTGCAGAGAACTCCTTGACCGGAGCAGACTTGGTAAACTTTATTACTGCCTACCAACAGGGAGGAATCTCCCTCGATACGTTGTATTACAACTTAGAGAGACGTGAGATTTATCCAACTGGATGGACGAAAGAGAAGGAATGGGAAGCTCTACGAAAGACTCAAGATGAAATCCTTGGAGTAGCTATGGAGCAGATTGTGAAAGGTGCTACAAACAATCCGTTTTTCCGGCAAGAGGATGAGACGTCACCAGAAGGGGAAGGTGGCGAACCTATAACCGCTGGAAGGGGAGCCGATGTGACTGTGCCCGAGCGAGGTACGAAAGCCAGAGTGAGGTCAAGCTAACGTATGAGTCGGACAGATGAATTACTCGACAAGGCTGTGCTATTGGGTCTTCTTGTTGATCAGTACAGTGAACAATACTTTGACGAGGCTTTAGCGGCGTATCGTCTAATGGTACGTCGTGTTGCAAGAATCCTGCGTCCGGAATTTGGAAGCACTCCTACCCTTTCACGAAGAAAGCAATTGATGTCGGAGTTGAATGAAGAGATAGCCCTGTATGAAGAGAATCTTCGTTCGTATGCAGAGGATCAATTGGTGGAGACGGGGAAGGCTGTTTACGATAGACAACAGAATCTTGTTTCTGAGGTAGATGATTCTGCGGAGTTTCGAGATCCCCCAAACTTACAGCGAGGACTATTCGCCAAATATCACGCAACAGAGAATGGAAGAGTAATTCAACTGGATGCAATGTACGCCTCACACATTGATTTACTGAGACGGCAACTCAATGATGTGGTGAATAGGCTCGGGACGATTGTTGAAGAGGAATCTGTCGCTGAAGGATATCTAACCTCTACGGTGGAGAAGAATCAGAAGGTTCTGAACGCAGTCTCTCTAACAAGTGTAGCGCTTGTGGCCTCCTTAGCAAAACAGGCTTTCTACAATCGGAACAAGAGATTGTTTCAGGGATATCAATGGGTTTCTGTTCTTGACAGTAGAACGACAGCTTATTGTCAAGAACGACACATGAAAGTGTGGTACTATGATGATCCGGAGAATTCCACACTTGCTTCTGAAGAACACCCTCCAGGCCACTTCCGTTGCCGGTCCCAAACTGTTCCAATCTTCAAAGGAGATGCGGCTGTTAATTCACCCACTTTTGCTGAGTGGTTTGAACGACAAACTTCCGCTACGAAATTAGAGGTACTGGGTCCCCGGAGATACGAGTTGTATCGGAAGGGGGTTATAGACATATCAGATGTCAATACTGTTCGAGGACAAAGAAGGACTATTCAACAGCTACGGGACATGAATTAAGTCACCTATAAGTAGGTATTTACGGTTCTGTAGTATACTTTACCAAGAATGTAAGAACCTACATATTTGTAGGTTTCTACTCGTGGGTCTAATTACGATAATTAGATACAAAATCATTTATCAGATCGGAGATCAAACGTATGACGCTTGAAGAATTTAAGAAGCTGGTTCAAGATCAGCTCGGTGAAGCCCTTTCAGAGAAAGGCGATGGTGTTTGGACGGAAATCGAAAAAGGTTTGGATGCAGTAGTGCAGACTAATCTTTCTGGTGTTATTGAGAACAAAGAGAAGATTCTCTCGGAGAAGAAGATTCTTGCAGACAAGCACAAGCAACTTGAAGATCAACTACATGCTTTCAATGAAGAGGGAATCACCCTTGAGGCGTGGAGTGAATTGAAGCAACAGGCAGAGCTTGGTAACACTGAAAAGAATAAGGATGTCTCTTCACTTCAGAAACAATCGTATGAGCAGGGCCGGAAAGCAATGGAACAAGAGTTGCTACCCAAGCTCAAAGATAAAGAAGAAGCGGAGAAAGAATCAGCACAAGCATACACGGATTTGCGGACGAAACATATCGAAGCCCTTGCCGCCGTTGAGATTAGTCGAGCGTTGAGCGAGTTGAACGTCGAGACGGACCCGTTCTGGCTGAGTGGGCTCCGGCACAGTGCTACTATTGAGTATGTGGAAGCGGAGGGGCAAGTTCAGATTGAGCTTCCTAATCCGGGAGATCCACAACAGCGATTGCCGCTGAAAGATTGGAAACGTATCTTTCCGTCAACTGACGAAGGGAAGCGTCGGATCAAGAAGCGGTCAGGTGGTAGCGGAGCGAATGGATCAGATGGTGGAAGTGGTGGTAGAGTATCGCTTTCCGACACCATTGCGGGACTAGGTTTCCCAGGCAAAAAATAAACTCTAAAGGAGTAACTAATGGCACTTAAAGATATTTTTCGAGAGGTCGCAATTCAGCGATCAGAAAAACAACCGGACCTTGTTGACTATGTTCTGGAAGAGGCTCCGATCCTCGGAATGATGCCCATGCAACCGACGACTTCTGGTCTCAGTCACCAGTATGAAGTTTTGATGGATGCAGACGCGGCTTCGTTCGTAGATTTGGATCAGGAACTTCCTAGCATTAACGCCGAAACGCGGGTGGAAAACACCAAGGTCGGATTGCTCGGCGGTGAGATTGAGGTTGGAGAAGACAAGATCAATGAACTTGGGATCTCCGCTGCGGATTACTTCGCACGTAAGATGCCCCATATCCTCAAGCACACGGGTGCTCGGACTGAACAGGCTATGCTCTACAACTTCCTTCGTGCTCGGGCCATCCAAGCCTACAACGACAGTGAGTTGACGCACAAATCTGAACATCTTATGAGCGCAGGCGGGAACAGTGGTACTAACTACTCCATTATCTTTGTAAAGTGGGAAATGGACAATATGTACGGACTGTATAACCCGAGTGGGTTTGGTAACGGTATGCTTTTTGATATGCAGGCCATTAACGGTGGTAGCCTCTATCATACGAAAGCAAGCGTGGGTAAGGTTCTGGGATACGGTCTCCGGATTAAGTCGCACTTTGGACTTCTTGCAGGAAACCCACGGAATGTGGCAGTTATTGCAAACATTGACATCTCGGATGCGGTTGATACGAACTGGGATCTTCCGACCGCTTACCAGATGGATGATGCTGTTGCGGCTATTCGTGGAGCGATGGGTGGAAATACCATGATGCTCATGCACCCGAAGGTTAAGACTGCGCTTGGCAAGTATAAGACGGAGAAGATTGAGCTTACTACGGCTGATCAGAACCTTCGCTTTACGGTTGATGCGTGGAACGGTATCCCGATGTTGTCTTCTTACAACTTTAAGAAGGGCGATGAACCTAACGTAACGGTTTCCTAAGACGACCGTTTCCTAACGCGGCGATTTACGTCGCGTTAGGCTGATTAAAAGGAGAATATAATGGCAAAAGCAATTGAAGATTATTTGGGTGTTAGGGATGTTCGTTCCGCCCCTGACCTGATTTTTGACGGTCAGACGGTTACGGCGAACGATACAGTCGCCTCTGCGGCATTTAACGTAGGGAAGACTCAGTTGGGACTTGAGATTGTGATTCACGTCGATACTGCTATTGTACTTGCGGCGACTCAGGTGCTCACGATTGATTACCTTTATGGTGACTCGTATGCAGAATCGGTTTCCCTGTTCAGTGCAACTGGTACTGCGTCAACGGGTGATACGTTTGCGGCAGGTGAGCTTCTTCGGTTTGCTCCCACTTCGGATCTTCCGACTTCAGGCAAGCTCCAGATTGTGAATGACGATGCTGCCTTGACCGGAGCGGTTAGCGCTTGGGTTGAATACGTCGCACGGTAACAGATCCCCTAGGAGGAGATATGAGCACTTACCTCGATACAAAGACAGGTAGGTGGTTCAAAACTCGGGCTGAACTATTAGCGTTCCAGCGGGGAGAGGATAAAACCTCTCCTCGTTTTGTTTCCCCTGAGCAGAAGAACCCCCACACCGACGAAGTTAAACAAGAGATCAAGAAGATTGAAACTCCCGTCCCCGAAACGTCGAACAGTTCAGACAAAGAACCAGATGCGTTTGATGTCATGATTAAGGACGCGCTTGCTAAGCCAATGGACGAGATGAAAGATGAGTTGAAGGAGCGGTTTGGCGTTGATGGACGCGCACTGCGTTTTGCGGGTGAAGATGAGTTGAAAAAATTGTATGTCGAAAAGATGCGGGATGTTTGGTTGGCTAGAGCATAGGAGGATGTATGTTATTCGTACCAGAAACAGGGGTAGGACTCCCCGATGCTACTTCCTATATTGATCAAACCACGTTTGAATCCATCTCTGATCTATTGGGATACAACTATGCAGAACTGACTGCTGAAACTATTGAACAGCGGCTCGTTCGTGCGACTCTATTTATAGATGCTCAATATCGCAGACGTTTCCCCGGCACACGACGGTTGACTACTCAAGCACTTGAATGGCCCCGAGAGAAAGCAGAATACGTAGATGGCGCGGAGATTGCAATCGACGCAGTACCGAAAGAGGTACAGATTGCCACCGTCGAGTTGGTCTATTTAGTGGAACAAGGAATTGCACTCCAACCAGTGCTTAGTGCGTCTGGTGAGCTGACGTACAATCGACAGAGAGTCGAAGGCGCTGTTGAGCAAGAACAACGCTTCTCAAGTAATAATGCAAACCACCGTGACATTTTTACCTTAGTGGAAGACGCCCTTTCCCGGATTACGGGAGGTATGGGCAGTTACTACGAGCTTCGGATTCAACGGGTTGGAGGTAATGGGTAATGGCTTTTGACTACGGTAATATCCGAGATACAGTAGCTCTACCTCTTATCAAGGAATTTGGACAACCTATTGTGGTGTACCGAACAGAAGATACCGTAACATACACACGGGTCTACAACCCTGTTACCATGAAGTACTATTGGGTAGATGATATTGGGACGCAATATGACACCGAGCCTACAGAGACACAGGTTGAGTATGAAGGTTTCGGAATTGTCAAGACGTATGATACTGAAGCTGTTGATGGGACGTTGATACGAGCAGACGATATTTTGTTGATTTCGACGGGCATACCTCAACCCCAAATGGGGGATCTTTTTTTAGTGAATGGAAAAGAGTATCAGTTTGTGAATAATCAGACAGTTGCGCCAGGTGGTGTGGATATCGTATACAAGACTCAAGTGAGGGTATAATGGCGTTTAACAATGAGGCTGCTTTACATCGATTAGAAGCGAAGATAGACAAAGCCCTCAAGAAACCCACTATGATAGTGAAGCATGCTGCAAAAACTGTAGCAGAAGAACTTGTGGATAGAACTCCTCGATTCTTTCCAGAAGACCCAGAATCGGGGAATACTCGTGCAAATTGGCGATTAGGGGTTGGTGGGCCTGACACCTCTTACAGTGAGGGAATAGCAGATTACGAAGGGTCTTCTACTAAAGCCACTCTCCGTGCAGAAATACAATCCACTCCTGTGACAGCAAAGACGGATGTCTTTATCACTAACAGCTGCCCTTCTATGCCTTTTCTTGAGTTTGGTCTGTATCCTAATCCTCCTCGTGTAGGTTCTTACAACCCTTACACGGGTGAAACAGAGATACGCTCTAGTGGTGGGTATTCCCTTCAAGCCCCTCAAGGTATTGTAGGAGTTACTGCTCTTAGATGGAGCGAGATTATCTCAGATGCCATAGCCCGATATAACCAACCGTAACCTGCCTTTCCGCTATCCTAAACAAGAAGAGTAATCCTTTATGTATGTGCTAAAATGCTTTATGCGTTTTATGGGGGAGAGATGACTGTATACGATATCGAAGCAGTATTGAATAATCGTTTGATGGAATACGCGAACGACCCCCTAACAACCATAGGCATGGAGAATGTCCAATGGGGGAATATGGAATATACTCCCGTAACAGGAGTTCCGTATATAGCAGGGAACTTTGTACCGGCTTCTTCGGCCCCCGTAGGAGTAGGCCAAGAAAGTCTAATCCGGGAGATTGGATTTTACCAGTTGTCCGTGGCTGTGCCGGGAGGCGACGGTAAAGCGCTTATCAAGAGTATCATAGCGGAGCTGCACCAGTATTTTAAGCAAGGACTTGTCTTGGCGTTGGATGGGGTTGAAGTACGGATACAGAGGTTTCGTATTTTTAATACGTTTAGTAGCCCAGACTGGTATGTTCAGATTCTACGAGTGGAGTGGCGATCTGATATCTCTAACCAATAAAGGAGCATAGAAAATGGCAACAGGATCAAACAGATTTTTACAATATGTGAAACAACAGGACAGCCCCCGACAACTTCCAACTTCCGCGAAATTTGTTCGACTTCGGAACACAGGCGGTGGAGGGATTGCAAATAACAGGACGAACATTACGTCAAACGAGATTCGTGATGACCGTCAGATTATCGAAAGTCGGCTTGGGCAGAACCAGCCAGATATCAGCGTACCCTTTGAACTCTCATTTGATAGTTTTGATGAGCTGATCTCCGGCGCTCTCGGTCGGAAGTGGCACGGCGGATATACCATTATTGCTGAAGCAGAGGTTACGACTGGTGGTGTTTTCACCCTTCAGAGTGGCGCGTGGGCAGATCACCCTATTTCAGTAGGGGATTACGTACTCATTAACGGAACCGCCAACACGAATCTTGTTGGAGAAGTGGGTGTTATTGGGGGCTCTGGTGGTGCAGATATGACCGTCTATAACATAGGGACCACTACGGGAATGACGACTTCGACGGAGACTGTTACGTTCTATTTTATTACAGGACACTACGCAGAAGAGATCGATACGTCTGCAATCGGACTTACCGTTGCGGCTACGGGGCAGACAATTACTCGTGCGAGTGGATCGTGGATTGATTTGGGAGTTGAGATCGGAGATAAGATCCATTTCCAAGGGTTCAGCACTCCGGCAAATAATGGATGGGTAGAAGTTGAGACAGTGACAGCAACAGTAATTACTGTGAGGGATGGAGCGTTAGCGGACGAGACCATTAGTACGGGGACTGTTCAGCTTATTACTTCGTCCGGATTTGTTACGGTGGGGAATGATCTCGGGTTCTATGCGATTGAAGAGGGCTTTACGGACATTGACAGTGGAAAAGACATTGATGGTGATGATGTAAATGCAGGTGTCTTCCACCACATCTTGGGGAACTACATTGGTTCTTGGAATCTTAGTATCCAACCGGATAGTGTGTTGACAGGTGAGTTCAGTTTTCAGGGTTTGGTGTATAGCGGCTTCCAGAGCGCTACTTCTGCGGACGAGGTACAGGAATCGAACACGAACAATGTGTTTGACTCGTTCACGGGAAACCTTATCATTCCCAATGCTCCTGAGATTCAGTCAGTAATTACTGGACTGGACTTCACGCTGGATAATGGATTGAATCGCCGGTATGCTCTTATGGACAAGAACGCAATCTCGATTGGAGATGGGCGGTCAAGTGTTAGTGGATCGCTGAACGCATACTTCGAGAATGCGGATCTCTCAAACATCTTCGAGAAGGAAGTAGAGATTCAGGCGAGTGTTCGTACAGAAGACCTTAGTGGAAATAGTTACACCTTTGGATGGCCAAAGATGAAGTTGTCGGGAGACACCCGAGACATCAGTGAAAGTGACGTTACGCAAAGTTTGAACTTTCAGGCTTTGGGTGGGACGGCTTCAGATAAGAAGAAGACCATGTACGTACTACGCCAACCAAAGGTTGCGTAAAAGAATAGAAGGATTTAGGGCCACAGAGATGATCTCTGTGGCATCATCACAAAATAGAAAACGGAGTGTTCTATGGATTTTAGTCAATTTGATACGAGAAAGAATAGTGAAGAGGGGGTATGGTGCCCCATTTATTCTCCCGACGGTACCTTGCAGGTTGCAGAGTTTAAGCTCGCTGGACGAGACAGTAAGATTTTGAAACGAAGACAGCAAGAGATTGCAAAGCGGAATCAGGGGAAAAAGAAGATCACAGCAGCAGAAGAAGAGCAGGATACGTATATCACATTGGCTCTATGTACCCTTGACTGGCGAATGGTTGAAGAGGACGACAAAGGAAACATTAAGGCTGCAAAGAAGAGCGTCTTAATTGAGGGCGGTACGGAAATTCCGTGCAACTATGAAAATGCAAAAGAGTTTTATGAACGATGGCAGTATGTTGCCGAACAGGCGATTGAGTACATCGCGGATCGTTCCTATTTTTTGTCGAATTAGCTGAGATCTTTGAGACCACCATCCTCCAGGAGATGAAGTTGAACTGGGAGGAGGATGGTGTTAGCCAAAAGTCTCGGCTAGAACAAGTTTGGTCACAAACAGGAAAGAAACCAAAAGAGTTAGAACTTGAGAGACTTCCTTTTGAGCTTTCCTACCTACGGGAAGTATTTTGGGATCTTTGGAGTAGTGAGGGGTGGAGTTGGTCTGAAGTATATTATCATGGTTTGGTGCGGGGGATGCCTTTAGACGAAGCGGAGATTATGATTGTAAGGAGAGCCTTCGGAGTGTGTTCTCGTTTTGTAAAGCAGAAGATGAGTAACAAATCTAAGGGCAAGAACAAATCCACTTCAGGTGGTGGGAAGTAAAGGATTAGCTTGTGGCACAAGATTTTGAAACACTTGGCGTTCAGATAACTCAAAAAGGTGCAGAGAAGACTGCCCAAGATATCAGAAAAACCACAACTGAAGTTGAGCGCTTTTCACGGACAGCCAAGACTGCCACGGGAGCAACTAATACACATGCCACCTCCCTTGGAAAGGCAGGCACCGCTGCTACAGCAGCAACCGTAGCTACCGAGAAACATAACCAAGCTCTCACGCGATCTTCAGGGCGGCTCAAAGTAATCGGGCGGGATATCAATCGATATTTTATTATCCCTATGACAGCTTTCATTGCTCTCTCTGCGAGAGCGTCTTTTACCCTGAATGACGGGATGGCCAATGTTCAAGCGCTGATTCCAGGAACAGGAGACAGAATATATGAGTTACGTGATTCTGTCCGTGATTTAGGCGCTCAGACAGGCAAAACTTTCAATGACATAACGTCCGGTCTTTACCGGACGATTTCTGTGTTTCAAGACAATGCTGATACCGTTGATCGTCTCAATACCGCAATTAGAGTAGGTATTGCGGGTTATGCCACAACAGCCGAATCGGTCCAACTTCTCTCGTCTGTCACTCGTTCGTATGGAGATACTTCTGCGGAAGCAGTGGAGAAAGTTGCGGATTTAGCGTTTGAGGCCGTCCGTTTAGGAGACACAACTATCCCCGCTTTGGCAGGAGCAATGCAAGTAGCTACTGACCGTGCAGTCCGTCTTGGAGTAAGCCAAGAAGAGTTGTTCGCTACTATGGCTACTCTTACAGGTGTCACTGGTGATGCGTCGATGGTTGCCACACAATTCCGCTCTGCTATGGACAGCCTACTGAATCCTACTGCTGAATTAACAGAGCTTTTACAGCGGATGGGTTATGCGAGTGCGGAAGTGGCTATCCAAGAAGAATCCATGGTGGGGCTCTTAGCGGCTATTGATCGAGATGCAAAAGCTACTGGACGATCTTTGCGTGATTATATTACTCGAAAAGAGGGAGTGACACTTGTCTCTCGATTAGCGAATGAACAGTTGGGCGATTTTGCTTTTCGATTGGGTGAGATTGAGCAGTCGGCTGGTGCGGCAGATGAAGCATTCAGAGGTGTAGCAGGAGGGATTGGAAAGTACAATACCGAAATTCGGAAAGCCCGCGAGCGTATAAATGGGTTTTTATCTGTAGTAGGCGACAATTTGTTACCAACTCTTTCTGAGATATTTAAGTCTGTTGGTGATGTAGCGGAAGCATTTTCTATGCTCCCCGACAAAATGCAACGGTCCACTATTGGTTTGGTAGGTTTTGCCACAGCTCTCTCTATTCTTGTTCAGGTCATAGGTGCTCTGAGGGGACTAAAGGTGGTTGCACTATTTGGCGGAATAGGTCAGGCAGTTGCCTCGTTGAGCACTTCTGCTGCAATTCTGACAAAGTTGGTCGCAGGTCTATCTGTGGTCGGTGTCGCTGTTGCTGCTGTTGCTGCCCTTATTGGTGTCACTTATGTCAGGGCTCAAAGAAAAGCTGAAGAAGCAGCCCAGATGCACCAAGACCGAATTGAGACACTAACTAGCCGGTTGGATAACCTCAGAGAATCCGCTTCTATGACCAGCGGAGCACTGCAAGCACTGATTCTATCTCGTCAGCAAGCATTTGAATTAGAGAATGCAGTGCCTACTTTTCGTTCGCGCCCTGAAGGTGGTCTGGTAGAGACAGGGCGAATGTTTATTGAGCCTCTTTCTGAGGAAGAAGTGAATAGGCAACTCACTCAATATAAAGGCATGTTAGAGACTCTTGAGACTGGTTACTTAGAAGAACTAAGAGCACACGAAGAACGGCTGACGGGAGAAGTAACTCCTAAAATGGCAGGCTTTACCCGGCTGCTAAACATCGCGGGAGGTGAAGAAGGTCAGGAGTATGAAAGATATCTTAAACGATTATTCCCTTCAGACAGCGAGGCAAGAGAACTTCTTAGAGGAAATATATCTGAGAACTTCGACGAGATAGCTTCCCTCATAATTGAAAAGCGAGACGAATTACAATCTCAAATGGACAGCGGTGTTATTGGTGCTCCCCAAGCACAGGCATTGTATGAACTAACTCCCCTTGCTGATACTTTAGAGGGTATAGTGGGGGATAACCTTCAGATGGAGACAATAAAGCGAAACATTAGGGAACAAGAAGATATAGCCGCTAATGTGGAGGCTACGATACGTATGTTAGAAGGGCTCTCGTTTGATGCTGGCTCTTTGGCTTCTGGGGATTTGGGGCCTGATTGGAGAGAGATTTTTGAACAAGTCACCGATGTGAATGTTGAAGGCATGTCAGGTATAAGCGCTGCTTCCGCCTACAACGATTTCATAGAATCTTTGAATCAGGCCACGCGTGATATGGCAGAAGCATTAGGGGGGCAGGCTGACGAGATACAGTTGAAGAGCGATGAAATTGACAAGCGGCTGTCTGATCTTAATGGTTTACTCATAGATAACCGACAGACGTTTGATGCTGCTGTAGACTATCTCTTTGGGGGAGACGGTGCCAGAGGAACAGGTACAAACAGTGAATACATAGACATGTTAGAGGGGATGCAAGGAGCGATTAACGATTTTACAGACATAGGTTCTTCCCAGTTCGAGTCCTTAGAAACAAGGGTGAACACGCTGTTTGCCGCTATTCAGGCCGGTCATGTCCCTCTGGAATCTTTGCAGAACGAATTAGTAAGTTTTGAAAATCTACTCAAAGACATGAAAGGTAAGTATGGCCTTATAGAATCAATGGGTCTTTTAGAGCAGTTCCCTGAATTTGTAGCATTATTCGATGCCTTAAAAAGTAGGATCGCAGAGTTAGAACGTATGCTCTCGGAGCTAAATGTGGACTTCAGCGGAGGGGAGGGGGATGTAGAGGGCGCGGGGTCCAAATGGTCTTTTCTTAGCGACGGGATAATGGATATGATGATTGGGTTGGGCATGGCCGAAGATACAGCAATTGAATTTCTCAATGTAATGAGAGATATTTCTGCTGAAATGGCCGGTATTGTGGGTGAAGAATGGATCGATGCCTTTGAAGGGATTGGTGCTGCGATGTACAACAACACTAACATGGCCCAAGCAGCTATGAATAGTCTCTACGACATAGTAGATTCAATCATCAACCTTCTTCCTCAAGCATTGATGATGGCTGGAATTAAGGCACTAATTGACCCAAGCGCTCCGTGGCAGGTTGGTTTAGCACTCTTGGCGGCATCTGGTCTTGCTGCTGTGGGCGCGGGAGCGTGGAATGCTCATATTGCGGGAACTGAAAAATCGTTGCATAGAGATATAACTGAGAGGCAACAACCAATAGACCAGAGAGCTAATGGTGGTTCTGTTAGCTCCAGTATTCCTTATTTGGTTGGCGAGCGCGGTCCTGAGCTTTTCGTTCCCGAGGTTAGTGGTAATATCGTATCTAATAGTCAAATGGCAGCGGCGTCCGGCAGAGGTGGCGGCGGAGAAGTAAACATCCAAATTGTCAACAATGCTCCTGGCGTCGTAGTTGAAAGAGAAGAGAAGCGCAATAACTCTGGCGGTACCGATGTAATGCTGATGATCAAGGCCGCAACCAGAGCGGCTATTGCCCAAGGTGAAATGGATGGTGTACTAGGAGCCCGTTATGGAGTACGAAAAGTAGGAGTATCAAGATCATGACATGGCCATCTACATTACCCCAGAAGTTTTTCCAACTATCTTTCAAAGAAAGGTTTGTGTCCAGTATTGTAAAGACTGGTACTGATATAGGTCCCGGAAAGAGGAGACGGCGCTTTACCGCCGTACCTCGTTTTTTATCAGGCAATATGGTGATGTCACTCACTCAATATCAGACCTTTGAGAATTTTTACTACAACACAACAATGGCCGGTGCCGAAGAGTTTGAATGGATACATCCACTGACTGACGCAACGATATTTTGTGTTTTTGACGGGGAGGTCAGTGTAGCCGATCAGGAAACAGGAGATGTTTCCGTGACTTTCAGAGTGAAGGTGTTACCATGA